AAAGACCTCGTCTTCAGTATATCCAGCTATAGAAATTTCAGGGACTTCTAAAGAATCATACGGTCCGGTTTTATCTTCTATCTCAAGTAGAAGCAATCGAACTAAATCATGATTTAACTTCAAACGATTAACCTCCTTTCATAGGAGATTGTAACACGAAAGGAAGAAAGAAATGGAACACAAGACAACAGGTGCAGAGCTTCCAGACTTTGCGGAAGGTATCAACCTTCACGGAGAAAGACTAAGATTGGAAGCCTTCTATGCAGAACAAAAAAGAATCAGAAAACAGAAATTCAGATCTGGACTGGTAACAGCACTAAACGTTGCGGTCCTAATCCTGATCATTACGCTTAGCGTAGCGGTTTGGATCATGATCTATCAAATGCTTTATTAAAGGAGGTGGTGAGCTTTGCAAGTAGAAAACCTAGCAGCCTACAGATACGAGATGATGGAAAAGGGATACATGAACAAATCCGAACTATCGAAGTTTATAGGTTGCGGAAGGAACAAAGGAAGCAAAATCTTCCAGCGAATCATGGAAGATATAAAAAAAGAAGGCTTAGAAAATATCGACAGCAATGTAATTCTAACTAAGCGCGCTGTTCAGTATCTAGGCCTTACACAAAAGAATATCGTAGAATCCTACGAGCGTTCTATAAAAAAAGGCTAGAAGACCTCGTTCGAAAACGAATAAGGCTCTAGCAATAGAACACGCTTATATTATACAGCACGTGTTCAAAAATACAAGGAGGAAAAAGAAAGAATGACGTTAGATGAATTAATTGCCCGCGCAAAAGAAGCATCTGAAAATCAGTGCATGGGAGATCTTTGTAGAGAAAACTTTAAGCAACTTGCTGAATGGCTAGAGGAATTGAAACAGTATAGAGAAGAAAATCAGGCAGCTATCAAAGGGATGGAAACTAATCTAGATCATTTCAAACATGAAATTCTAGAAGATTGCGTATGGAATTTAGCAGTAGTCAAAGGAAAACCTAAACGATGTAATTACACTAACTGCCGTGACTGTGAATTTAATAAGGATAGTCCAAGAGAATGTCATAAGAGGGCAGTGGAGTGGTTAAAAAAGCCGTATATAAAACCAACTTACAAACTAACTAAATTCGAAAATGATTTGTTACAAGGCTTTATAGGCACTCACAAGTTTAAATTTAAAGATGTAAAACCTTTAACCTGGATGAAAGAAAAAGGGTATTTCAAAGGCATTGATAAGGATGCAACGATTGAAGATATCCTAGCAAATTGTGAAGTAACGGAGGAGGACTAAGCATGATCAATATTAAAAAAGAAAAATCTGCAAAAAGGGAATTAAAGCTTTTCTCAGTAGAAGTTGCACTAACGCCAGACGTTGAAGACAACGCGCAATTAGAGACGCATATCGAAGGAAACAGACCCGAGATGATGGCCTTTCTTGAAACAATGGACGTCAGTCCAGAGGAACTCGGATCAATTCTAAAACATGCTGTTAAGGCTATGCTTAGAGATTTTGTACAGCAGGTAGTAAATCTAGGCGAAAGCCTAGAAGGCGCAGAAATGGAAGAAACGGAGGACTAGAAAATGACATTCGAGGAGGACTTTTAATGAACACATTGCTCTTATACAAACTAGATATATCCGTAGTGGAACTCGCTACAGAAGCATACGGAATTCGTATTGGAGGCGGAAAGAACACACAAAATGAAAAAGCATTATTTGATGCATGCCACATTCCAGAAGAAGAAAGAGATGAAATCCTAGACGCAGCTCAAGAAGCATTCAGAAATACTTTCTTAGAAGAACTGGCCATGAGATCAACAGCAAACAACGTAGAAATTAATGATATTCAAAATATCGAAAACAAGGAGGAAAAATAGATGCATTACCAACTAACATTGCAGTTCGCGACAAGCGAAATCGAAGATGCAAAAAAAGTATTGGAGCTAGCCAAGGAGCTAGACCTAAAGCGCGCAGGGCTAGAAAAGCTGCCTGAGCCTGAAACATTCCCATGGGAAGAAGAAGAAGCGCCAAAACAAGAAGCACCAAAGCAGGAGGAGCCTACAATTCCAAGAGCCAAAGACTGGGTGCCAATGGATGAGCCTACACCGGAACCAGTGAAGCCAACACCAGAACCTGATCAGGCTCCAAAACCAGAAAAAGAAATTACATTGGAAGAACTACAGAAAGCCGGTGTCGCATTTGCCAAAGAAAAAGGCGTGGCTGTACTTAAAGTACTCTTAACCCAGATGGGTGCAAGCAAGATCTGCGAGATTCCTAAAGAGAAATATAAGGAAGCGTGGGGGGCACTACATGCCTAGTCAACACGCGATTTTATCAGCCAGTGGGTCCAACAAATGGATTCACTGCCACCCTTCCGCAAGATTAGAGGAACTATTCGAAGAAAAGCCAAGCGCATATGCAGCAGAAGGAACGGAAGCGCACAGCGTAGCCGAACAGAAACTCCGTAACTGGATTGAGGGACACCCACGAAGAAAAGTAAAAGCAGCTAACGGAGAAATGGACGAGGCTACAAACTTCTATAAAGACTATGTTCTGGAAACCTACAATAAGGAGAAAAAGAAAAGCGAAGTTGCTGATCTTTTCATAGAAGTACAGGTAGACCTGACGCCTTGGATTTCGGAAGGCTTCGGGACATCCGACGCCGTGATCGTAAGTAACCACAAGCTACACGTAATCGATTTGAAATACGGAAAAGGCGTGAAAGTATTCGCTCCACACAACCCACAGCTTATGATTTATGCCGCAGGAGTTATGGCACTTTACGATTGCCTATACGATTTCGATACGGTAGAGCTACACATTGTACAGCCTAGACTTGATCACGTCAGCACCTGGGAACTTACAACAGAAGAACTGGCAGACTGGATGGAGAATGTAGTTAAACCAGCTGCAAAAGAAGCCTGGAACGGAGACGGAGAACAACAAGCCGGAGATTGGTGCAAGTTCTGCAAGGCAAAAGCACAATGCGCAGCACACGCTGCAAAGATGAAAGCAATCAATGCGAGATATCAGCGCATGTGCGGAATGATTTTAACAGATCAGCAAATCGCGGAGCTTTTGCCAGAACTACCTGGACTTATTGACTGGGCCAAAGAGGTACAAGAATTCGCACTGGATCAGGCGCTAAAAGGAACAAAATATGAAGGATATAAAGTTGTAGAAGGAACAAGCCTGAGAAAGATTACAGATGAGTCTAAGGCATCTGAAGCACTTCAAAACGCAGGATTCGACTTCAACCAGATCATGACAAAGCCAAAGCTTCAGACTATCACGGCTCTAGAGAAGATTGTCGGCAAGAAAGAGTTTGCAGAAATTGTTGGTGAATATATCGAGAAGCCACAAGGAAAACCTACATTAGTGCCAGTAAGCGACAAGCGCCCAGAGCTTGGAAGTGTAACAAATGACTTCAAAGATGGTATTGATTAGAAAGATAAAAAGACTGATAGGAATCCAGTCGCCTTCAGAACACATGTGGGGATTTAAGCCCAGGAGATCAAAAGATGAGTTCAAAAGAGGATATCAACCAGCTCGAAGAAAAGATGGTCCGCATCCGAGCCGAGATTCGAAACAGTAAACCAGGACCACACAGAAACGATTTAAAGCGACAGCTTAAAAATGTAATGCGACAAAGAATACAACTAGGAGGAATAAAAAGATGTCACAAGTAAAAACAAAATTAATAAGATTCTGCTATTGCCATTTAGCAGAGCCACGCGCAGTGGTAGAAGGCCAGGACAAGAAGTACAGCCTTAATATTCTAATCGACAAGGAAGACAGGGAGACGTTAGCACGTATCCAGAAAGCCTATGAATTGGCTGTACAAGAAGGAATCGAGAAGTTCGGTCAATCCTTCAAGGGAAAAGTAACACCGCTAAAAAGAGAACCAGGAAGCTCACGAGGCTTAGTCATTGACTGTGACATGGATGAAAAGTTCAGCGCGCCAGAATTCAAAAACAAATATATGCTATCTGCTAAAAGCAATAGACCGGTATCTGTAGGCTACCGAAAGAACGGAGTGACATACGCTTACTCATCTAAAGAAGAAATCGAGGAAAACGTATACTCTGGATGCTACGGAGCTATCAACTTTAATCTGTACCCATTTAACACAGTAGGAACGGGAATCGCTGCAGGCCTTAACAGCGTTCTAAAAGTAAAAGATGGGGAACCATTAGGCGGACACTCAAGTGTAACCGCAGACTGGGCAGACGCTTCTGAGTTTGACGAGGAAACCGGAAGCGACGACCTAAGTGCCTTATTATAAAAAGCCCATACTGCATATCGACCTGGAGACCTACTCCAGCGTCGACCTTGCAGCCTGCGGGGTTTATAAATACGCAGAAAGTTTAGATTTCAAAATACTTCTATTCGGATACGCCTGGGGCGATGATCCAGTAGAAGTTTTAGATTTAATGGAAGAAGATCTGCCTTTTTCTTTAGTATCTGCACTAGCAGACGAAAACATCACGAAGGTGGCACACAACGCAAACTTCGAACGAGTATGCCTAACCAGATATGTCAAGGAGTACGCGAAGCGAAATATTCTAGGAGAAGCAGTAAAAAAGAAGTTAACAGAGGATGGATTCCTACCACCAGAGCAGTGGAAAGACACCATGGTCATGGCCGCAGAGAACGGCTACCCTTCCAGTTTAGGCCAACTAGGACCTGCACTGGGGATTGAAGATGACAAGGTGAAACTGGCTACAGGTAAAAGGCTGATCCAGTATTTCTGTAAGCCTTGCAAACCAACAAAAGCCAATGGCGGAAGATGGAAGAACCTACCGGAACATGATCCAGAGAAATGGAATCTTTTCATAGAATACAACCGAAGAGACGTGGAGTCCGAACAAGCCATTTATAACAAGCTAAACAGATTGATACCTGTATCTGATCAGGAATGGGAAAACTGGCACAGGGACCAGAGAATAAACGACAGAGGAATTCACGTAGATACGCAGATCATAAAAGACGTTCAGTCCTACAGCTTAGAACACGGAATGGAACTGATGGAGGAAGCAAGATACATCACGGGCCTAGAAAATCCGCAGAGCGTAGCACAGCTAAAGAAGTGGATCCATGACCAGGAAGGGCATGACGTCGAAAGTTTGAACAAGGAAGCCGTGAAAGACCTTCTAAAAGGCACACTGAAGCCAGAAACAAGAAGAGCCCTAGAAATACGACAAGAGCTCGGGAAGACAAGCGTCAAGAAATACGACGCCTTCCAGAGAGCGTGCTGCGAGGACGACCGCATCAGGGGGACTTTCCAATTCTTCGGAGGCAGAACCGGAAGATGGGCCGGACGCTTGATCCAACCGCAGAACTTCCCAAGGCCTAGCTTTGATGAAGTAGATGAAGCAAGAG